AGATGGAGGAGAAGATGATCCCGGTGTAGATTACCGGATGGCTATAAATTTTGTAAAAAACATAAGACATCTAGACTCGTTAAGCAACGAAGAAATAAGAATAAACATGCAAAGTATTGGCGGGTCTTGGGCCGCAGGAACCTCTATATACGATGCTATCGCTTCTTGCAAGTCTTACGTCACTATTGTCGTATATGGACAGGCTGAGTCTATGAGTGGTATAATACTACAGTCGGCTGACAATAGGCTAATGTCACCAAGTTCTCATTTTATGGCGCATTTCGGATCTACAGACTGTAGCGGAGACTACCAAAGCTCTCAAAATTGGGCAGAGCTTGATAAATATAACCTAGAACTAATGTTGAATACATTTACCGCAAAGTGTCAAAATGGAAAATTCTTCCAAGAAAGAGACTATAATGCATCCCAGACAAAATCTTACATAAAAAGAAAAATGAAAAACGGAGATTGGTACTTATCTTCCCAAGACGCTGTTTACTATGGTTTCGCAGATGGAATTTATGAAAATGGATAAATCTCAACAATATCAGCAACAATTAGATGATGCTTGGCTAGGCATAGACGTTGATGAGTCAAAAATTTTCAACCCTATGGATTTCATAATGGAGGGTGCTGATAAAGACCAACTTCTAGAAAGAATAGCTTGGCTAATGATGCGCCCGGAATACTTTTCCTTCGCTTCTAAGTATGTATTAAATATAGATCTGGCTCCGATGCAGTCACTTTTGCTACATGAAATGTGGAATAGAAAATTCCCTATGCTTATAGGCACTAGAGGTATGGGTAAATCTTTCATACTTTCTGTATATCCTCTTCTTCGCGCCCTATTCATGCCTAGAAGAAAAATTATTGTTGTTGGTGCCGCTTTCCGTCAATCTAAAGTTTTGTTTGAGTATATGGACACCATATGGAAGAATGCGCCTGTTTTAAGGGACTTGTGCGGGGCTAATAGTGGTCCTAGAAGAGATGTTGATAGATGTGTCATGCATATCAACCAAAGCACTATAACGTGCCTACCGCTTGGTGATGGAAGCAAGATCAGAGGTCAACGTGCTAACGATATCATCGCTGACGAATTTGCATCTATACCTAGAGACATATTTGAAAATGTTGTGGCTGGTTTCGCTGCTGTTGCTGCGTCCCCTATAGAAAAAGTTAAAGAAAGAGCAAAAAAGAAAAAAGCAAAAGAACTAGGCGTTGCTATAGAAGAAGACGTAAATACTCCTCAAGACAAATCAAACCAAATAATATTAAGCGGAACGGCTTACTATGATTTTAACCATTTTGCAGATTATTGGAAAAGATATAGGGCTATAGTAAATAGCGGTGGTCAAACTTCAAAACTAGAAGAAGTGTTCAATGGCGAAGTTCCTCAAGATTTTGATTGGAGAGAGTATTCCGTGATGAGAATACCTGTAAACAGGCTTCCAGATGGTTTTATGGATGCTGGTCAGGTGGGTAGAGCCAAGGCTACTATACACTCTGGTATATACAATATGGAGTACGGCGCCTGCTTTACTACAGATAGTCAGGGTTTCTTTAAGCGTAGCTTGATAGAGTCTTGCTGTACTTCTCCCACAAAGCCTATCAGTTTTGCTTCTGGTGAAGTTTCATTCGAGACAATGCTAAAAGGAAATCCTAAGAAAAAGTATGTGTTCGGAGTTGACCCCGCTTCTGAGGTTGACAACTTTAGTATAGTTGTTATAGAGATGAATGAAGATCACAGAAGGATCGTACACTGTTGGACAACAAACAGAAAGCAACACAAGGATAAGCTTAAATCTAAAATAGTAGATGAAGACGATTTTTACTCGTACTGTGCTAAAAAGATACGCGATCTAATGAAAGTGTTTCCTTGCGCCGAGATAGCGCTAGACGCTCAAGGTGGTGGTATAGCCGTCATGGAGGCTTTGCAGGACAGAGACAAGATTAGAGAGGGCGAGGTTGCGATATACCCTACGATAGAAGAAAAAGAGAAAGATACGGATCACAAGGCTGGTCTACATATATTGAAACTATGTCAGTTTGCAAAAGCTACATGGTTAGCAGAAGCAAATCATGGACTTAGAAAAGACTTTGAAGACAGAATTGTTTTATTTCCATATTTCGACTCCGTTAGCATTGGTCTTTCTATTGAAGACGATAAAATTGCCAATAGAAAGTATGACACGCTTGAAGACTGTGTTATGGAAATAGAAGAGCTTAAAGATGAATTATCTATGATTATTATGACACAGACATCTACGGGTAGAGAAAAGTGGGATACTCCCGAAGTTAAAGTAGCAGCGGGAAAAAAGAATAGATTGCGAAAGGATAGATACTCTTCATTAATTATGGCGAATATGTCTGCGAGAATGCTATCTATAGAAAAAGACGTTATAGAGTACGGCGCTATCGGAGGATTTGCCCAAGAAGACAATGACGCTAAATATAATTCAGAGAAGATGTACTACGGACCTTCTTGGTTTTCTGATAAAGTGCAGGATATCTATTAATTTGTGTATAGTTTATTGTCAATCATATTAACAATACTATTACATGGAGATTAATACTAATGTCAAAAGATTCGCCACTTTATCTCACTTGGGACAATGCTAGCGATATGCAGAGAGCATATTCTCAGACCAACGATAATGTTCAGGCTTATGACGGTATTCAAAAGTCCTCTGCGTACACTAGAAAGACAAGTTTCGTAGATATAGAGCCTAGTCGCTCAGTAAGATCTTCTTTCCTTAGATCTGACTATGACGCATTTAGACCCGGAGAGTCTGTATCTAATCGCCAGAAAAGAATAATTAAACAGTGTATGCAGGCATATGATAAGGTTGGCATAATTAGAAATGTTATCGACCTTATGAGTGATTTTGCTTCACAAGGTCTTGTTTTAGTTCACCCAAACAAAAATATTGAAAAGTTTTATAGAAAATGGTGGCAAGAAGTTGGTGGTGTAGATAGATCCGAAAGATTTCTAAACTACCTTTATAGGTGCGGTAATGTTGTTAGTAGAAGGCATACAGCAAAGATAAATAAACAACAAGAAAAAAATCTTAGAAACTCTATAGCGGCTGACATGAAGATAGAGACGTTAAAAGTTAACAAAAGGGAGATACCTTGGTCTTACGATTTTTTAAATCCTTTAGCAGTAGATATTAAAAATACCGGTTCCGCAATAGTAGGTAAACCAGAGTTTGTTCTTAATTTATCAAAAAATAGTTATGAGGCTTTAGTTAAAACTGACAATAGTCCAAATACAATTTTTAAAACTCTTCCCTCAGATATCCAGAAAAGATTGCAAAGCGGAGAAAGAAAAATACCTCTAGATCCTGATAATGTTCAGATGCACTACTACAAAAAAGATGACTGGCTTCTTTGGGCGAATCCGATGATCTATGCTATATTGGATGATATCATTATGTTGGAAAAAATGAAACTTGCAGATATTGCAGCCCTAGACGGCGCTATATCAAATGTTAGACTTTGGACAGTTGGTGATCTCGATCATAAAATCATTCCCACTAAGGCGGCAATTAACAAGCTAAGAGATATCCTTGCTAGTAATGTCGGTGGCGGTACGATGGATTTAGTCTGGGGTCCAGAGCTTAAATTCACCGAAAGTCAGTCTCAAGTATATAGATTCTTGGGTGCTGAAAAATATCAGCCTGTTTTAACCAGTATCTATGCAGGTTTAGGCATTCCTCCAACCTTGACAGGCGCTAGTAGTAGCGGTGGATACACTAATAATTATGTATCCCTAAAGACATTGATTGAAAGACTTGAATACGGAAGAGAAGTTCTATCTAATTTCTGGAGACACGAAATCAAGCTTGTTCAAAAGGCTATGGGTTTTAAGTTTCCTGCTGAAATACACTTTGATTCTATAGTGCTTTCTGATGAAGCTGCTCAGAAAAAGCTTCTTATGGACCTTGCAGACAGGGATATTATATCTCAAGAAACACTTCTTGAGAGATTTAGAGAAATACCAAGTATCGAGAGAGTTAGAGTTAGGAGAGAAGAAAGAGAAAGGACTAATGATGTCGCCGCTCCTAAAAAAGCTAGTCCATACCACAATCCCCAGCACAAGAACGATATAGCTAAAATCGCTATGACAAAAGATGTTCTAGGCAATGGAGAATATCTTGAAAGTCTAGGGCTTCCTCCTGTTTCTATAGAAGAGGGGGTAAAGGAAGAAGTTAAAAAACCTGCTGTTGATAATAAAAACACTGAGCCTGTCAATGAAAATGGAAGACCAAAGTTTTCTAAAGATAGTCAAAAAAGGAAAGAAAAAAGAGTATTACCAAGAAGTTCTGACGCCACAGCTAAAACGCTTTGGGCTATGGAAGCTCAGGCAAAGATATCTGAAATAGTATCTCCCGTGGCTTTGGCTCATTTTGATAAAAAGAATGTCAGAAGCTTAAATAAAGCAGAGGTTGACCAGTTAGAGCATCTGAAACTTTGTATACTTACCGGAATGCAGCCGTTTATGGATATTGATGAATCTATCGTAAAACAGCTAATAGACAATAAAAGTAAGCCATCTCAAGCATTTTATGATTTATCTCAGGCTAAAAAACAAGACTTTGTAAAGAGTAACAAAAGAGATCCCAGTACTTCTGAAATGAGATTTATATATTCCGCTACGTTTGGCGAAATGTCAAATTTTTAGCAATAAATTCTATTATTTAAAAATTTTGTGTATAAGTTTTCGGAGGTATTTTTATGGAAATTTACAAAGCAGAAATAGAAGATGGTCTAGGCGACCTTTTGTCATCTACAAATAGCGTAGCTTATTGTGGTGTTGCAAAGTGTTTTAGCCCATCTACAGAGCAGCAGGAATCTATGAAGTTAATCGCTTCTGAAGCTTCTGAAAATAAAGATCAAATAGATTTGTTCTACTTAGAGTCTGTGCTAGTTAGTACTGGCTGGAATAAGAATGATGATGTTTTTGATCCTCAAGAAACATTCGCTGCTAGAACGACACCCGAAGATAAGCCTTTCAATTTCATGCATGATGAAAAAGATATTATAGGTCATATAACTGGTAATCGTGTTGTTGATTTTGCTGGCAACTCCATAGCTGAAGAGCAAGATACCCCTTCAGAATTTAATATATTAACTACTGCTGTCATTTATAAAGAATGGAGCGATGTAGACCAAAGACAAAGAATACAGAAAATACTAGCCGAAATCGAAGAAGGTAAATGGTTTGTTTCTATGGAATGCCTATTTCCTAATTTCGATTATGCTTTAGTAGATAAGGAAGGCGGGACTAGAGTCGTACCTAGAGAAGAAAGTTCGGCGTTTCTTACTAAGCACCTAAGATCCTATGGTGGAAGTGGAAAATACGAAGACTACAGAGTTGGCAGACTTCTGAGAAACTTATCGTTCTCTGGTAAAGGCTTAGTTTCTAAACCTGCTAATCCTCGTAGTGTAATATTGGAAGGAAATAGATTTTTCGATGAATCTGAGGCACAAATTTTAACTATATCTTCAACTAAGGAGAATGATATGTCAGATCTAGATAAGCAAATTGACGATTTGCGCACTGAATTAGCAGAAGCTAAAACTGCTAATGAAGTTTTGAAAGAGAAAGTAGTCGCAGAGCAACAAGCAGAATTTGAGTCAAAGATTCAAGTGCTTGAAGCTACTATTGCAGAGCAGGCTGAAGCTTTGGAAGCAAAAGAAGCTGTTGTTGCAGAGCAAGCTGAAGCTATCGCAAAGGCTGGCGACGATATGAAAGAGAAGATGGAAGAGCTTCGCAAGATGAAAAAGAAAGAAGCTATGGACAAGCGTAAGGCTCAACTTGAAGACCTTGGTCTTGAGACAGAAGAAGCTGAAGCTACTTTGGCTGAGTTTGAAGACGCAGACGATGAAACTTTTGATAAAGTTGCTACTGCTATGAAGAAAGTCCTGATGATGGAAAAGAAAAAAGCCAAGAAACAAGATGAAGCTGAAGCAAAGATGCCTCCGGCTCTTAAAGAAGCGATTGAAAAGAAGAAAAAAGAGAAAGACGCTAAAGCAGAAGAGGAAGTTGATTCCGCCGAAGCTGGCGAAGAAGCTCTTGAGCAAGTAGAACCGGTAGAGGAAGTTGCTATTGCGGAACTAGACGAACAAGAAGACCCAGCAGAATCTCTTCGCAGCGTAGCGAGTGAGTGGCTTGGTTCTGTTTTACAAACTTTGCCTAAACAAGACAAGTAATCTATAAAGGAGATTCATAATGGCTCTTAAAACTGATAGAAGTACGCTTCAAACTGACATTTCATTTTTTATGAATGAAGCCGCTACTCGCGGCGGTGTTGTGGCTCTTAGTACTGGTGGATCTGGAGCGGCAATGGATCAAGGCGCTGCCTTGGTCACTTACGCTGCTGTTCCTTCAGGAAAAGTTCCGGTTGGTCTTTTGCTGAACGATATGGTCAACATCGACCTGACTCGTCAACACTTGAACCAATATAAAGACGAAGTTCAAAAGGGTGGAAAGGTTACACTTCTCCAGAAGGGGTATGTTGTAACTAACAGCTTGGAAGGCACTAGCCCAAGCGCTGGTGATTCAGCTTTCTTGGCTCACAGCGGCAATTTGGCCGCTAGCGACCTTTCAAATGACGAGACAGATGCCGATGGTTCGACCAGAGTTGTTGGTAGATTCCTTTCTGGTGTTGATCAGGACGGTTACGCTAAGGTTTACATTGACCTTCCTAACACAAACCTATAATAAAAATATAAAGGAGATACTTAACATGTCTATTAAACAAAGACCATCAGAAGAGTTTATCAGTCTTTTGAAAAGATCTGGTAGCTCAGATAAATCTATTGCTATCGAAGCGCAGCGAGAAATCGCTAAAGCTCTTGAGACACCACTTAGAGAGGGTGTTCTTTTTGGAGATGTAGTTACTTCAATTTACGAAACTATGTCTCTTGAGCCGGGAGCAAGCCCAGAGTTTCCATTGGATCTTTTGGCACCCGGAACTGAAGGTGAGCATATTGCTTACACAAATCCCGGAAACGGACGGATTCCTGAGCGTCACGTAGAAAGTGATTACGTCATGATTAACACTTATGGCATTTCAAGTTCAATCGACTTCTTGCTGAAATACGCTAGAGAAGCAAACTGGAATGTTGTTGGTCGTGCAATGCAGGTTCTTGAGGCTTCATTTGTTAAGAAAATTAACGATGATGGCTGGCATACTCTTCTGGCCGCTGCTGTTGATCGTAACATCTTGGTGTTCGATGCAGACGCTGCCGCTGGTCAATTCACCAAACGTCTTGTCAGTTTGATGAAAACTGTTATGCGTCGCAACGGTGGCGGTAATAGCGTGACTGCTCCGGGGCGTTTGAGCGATCTTTATCTTTCTCCAGAGGCTATCGAAGATATTCGTAACTGGGGTATTGATCAGCTTGATGAAGTTAGCCGAAGAGAAATCTACGTTGCTAACGATGACGGTCCTGCTCTCACTAGAGTGTTTGGCGTAAACCTTCACGATGTGTTTGAGTTTGGTGACGGTCAAGAGTACCAAAAGTACTTCACTAGCGATCTCGGCGGTTCTCTCGCTGCTTCCGATGTTGAGCTTGTCATCGGCTTGGACCAAGCTGCTAACGACAGTTTTGTAATGCCTGTGAAGAAGCAAGTTGAGATCTATGAGGACGAAGGTCTTCATCGTCATCAGCGTCAAGGTTACTATGGCTGGGCTGAGATCGGCTTTGGCGTCCTCGATAACCGAAGAGTCTTGGCTGGCTCCTTCTAAAAGAAGAAATCTTCAGTAAAAAAGAAAGTCGCTCAATTTTGGGCGGCTTTTTTTTGTTATGTACAATGTTTTGTGTATATAATTATGGAGGTTGTTATGTTTGGTTTTAACTCTTTTTCAGAAGCGCCAATTTCAGACGATGGTTTTGTAAGAACAGATCCATACGGCGGGGGTCTTGTAGTCTTACATTTTAATAAAGATGTTCTAAAATTTCCTTTAGTAATTAATAAGCAAATAGACCATTCTTTAAAAATAAATAAGCGGCAGGACTATAGCTTAAACATAAATAAAATAATTAATTTTGACGCAAGGAGATAGGGATGGCGGTTTTTTCAGTAAATATTTCAGATCAGGATGTCGGTAGAGTTATCACTGCTATATGTGGTAATTATGGTTATCAATCTCAAATTGAAAATCCAAACTTTAATCCATCCATATCTATAGACGCACAAACAAATCCAGAATTTATTGATAATCCTGAATCTGAGTCTCAGTTCGCTAATAGAAAAACAAGAGACTTTCTAATGCAAAA